ATAAAAAAACAATAGATTGCTCTAACCCAAAAGGATTCTCACAAAAAGCCCACTGCCGCGCAAGAAAACTGCGTCAAGCAGGAATAAAAACAAAAAGTAAGGCGGTAAAGTAAAATGGTTGACTTTGAGAGTAAACTCAGTAAAATAGAGACTGAGGTCGCTGCAATGAGAGAGAAGATTTCCTTCTTCTCTGTAATCTACGAGAAGTTCGACAGAACTCTTGATAAACTTGAGAAGCAGCATAACGACGAACTCCGTGAAGTGCATAGAAAGATTGAAGAGATTGAAGTCTCTATCATGGATGAGATTAAAACACTTCGTCAAGAGATGGCTGCTCAACACGAAATTGAAAAACAAAAGATCGAAGATTTAAACAAATGGCGCTGGATTGTTATTGGCGGTGCTGCTGTTGTTGGATGGATTTTATCTCGAGTGGGGTTGCCTTTCGAGATTAAATAGTATATAATTATGAATCCGTTGGTGAAAAATTATTCTTTATGTCTGTTTACATTGACAGAAAATTTCTTGGTTTTGTATCATCAAAGTTAGAACAGTTCAAGCAAAAGCAAACTGATCTGTATAACTTTCGCTGTCCCTATTGCGGTGATTCGAAGAAAAATAAACTAAAGGCACGAGGCTATGTTTATCGCAAGTCCAACGACTACTTCTTCATCTGCCACAATTGCGGCAAGTCTACGACATTTGCGAAGTTTCTGGAACAGATTGATGGTACAACCTATAAGCAGTACATCCTGGAACGATACTCAGCTGGTGAAACAGGATACGGCTCTAACACCAAGAAGCCTGATTTCGAACAACTCAAGGGAAACGCCTACGCCAGACTCCAGTCTACTCTCGACGACTCCGGAAGAAATCCAGCGCAATCTGAAAGCCTGGAGAGAACATGGCGATCGTTTGCACATTATAGTGTAAAAAATCTACCCGAAGAGCATTATGCTCGAGCCTATATAAAAAATAGGAAGATTCCTGAGAAGTTTTGGGACGAGATTCTCTTTGTCGCGAAATTTCGAGATTTCCTAGATAAAGAGTTCCCCAATCATGGCAAAGACGAGGTCCCCAACGACGATCGTATCGTACTCCTTTACACTAACGAAAAGGGTGAGATTACGAATGTCGCAGGAAGGGCATTGTCTGAAACCAAGGTTCGCTATGTCACGGTAAAGATTACAGATGAGAAGAAACTGTTCGGACTGCATCGCTTGCGCAAGCAAGATAAAGTCTATATCTTGGAAGGACAGTTTGACTCTTTTTTTGTTGAAAATTCCGTTGCCTCTGGCGATTCTAATTTGGGCGGCGTGGCAGCAATTTTTCCAGAACTAGATTTTGTTTTGGTTTATGATAATGAACCACGCAACAAAGACATTGTAAAACAAATTGAGAAATCAGTTGATAGAGGTTACAATGTTTGTCTTTTTCCTGATAGTGTAAAGGGTAAAGACATTAATGATATGATACAATATGGCTTGACTTCAAGTGAAATAAAAGATATTATAGATGCTAATACTTTCAGTGGCTTAACTGCCAAACTGAAGTTCACACACTGGAAAAGGTGCTAGTATGCTTACACTAGACGACGCTGGATTAGAAGTTATTAAACACCCAATCAAAAGAGTTCGCGTACAATTTCATGCGGGTCTTTGGTATGTTGAGTATCAGAGGCAACCCAAATATGTAATTGATCGTTGGTGGTGGTTTGATGATAGCAAACATCCAGAATATAAAGACGCATTTATTCGTGGACAAGAATTAGCAAATGATGGCGGCACAAAAGAAATTCGTCATAAGACTTTAGTATTTGAGGTTGGAGCATGAAAGTAACTTTAGTATCATACAGTAAACCAGTTCTCGAGGGATTGGACACACCAACGGACCTTGTAGCCTTCTGCGCAAGAGTGTCCAATCCCTCCAATCAAATCAACTCTGAAACAGCAGAGAAGTTGATCAAATATTTGATCAAGCATCAACACTGGTCACCATTAGAAATGGCAACCATGTGTTTGGAAATTGAAACAACTCGCGACATTGCGCGACAAATTCTGCGCCATCGTAGTTTTTCTTTCCAAGAATTTTCTCAGCGATATGCTGACCCAGTAAAAGAATTAGAGTTTGTCACACGACAAGCAAGATTGCAAGATCCAAAGAATCGTCAAAATTCGATTGCTGATGGCGTTGATGTGATGCTTCAGTATGAGTGGGATCATCGTCAGTTCATTATAACTGGGCAATTAAAAATGGAATTGCAAAAGAGCAAGCAAGAGCATTGCTTCCAGAAGGATTAACAATGTCGAGAATGTATATGAGTGGAACCTTGAGATCATGGATTCACTATATACAACTCCGAAGCGGTAATGGTACACAGTTGGAGCATATGAAGATTGCTCAAGAATGTGCGAAAGTTATTGCTGAGGTATTCCCTCTTTCAACACAGTTTATCTCTGAGTGATTTATGCCAATTAAGAAGTATAGAGATTTCTTAGACGAAGAAACATATGAGCAAACGATCGGAACTGCAGATTACTTGTTGACACTTGGAGGAAACGAATTTTGTACCAATAGATGGTGGGACTACGGAATTAGAAAAGATAGTTTTCCAGTATTAGTCCATAACATCTATAGAGATAGTGAACTCCATAAAAAATTAAAAACAATAATTGAAGATAAAACTCAATTATCAGTTTTCGACAATAATATTATGATTTATTATTGGACTCGTTACAGTTATATTCCATGGCATAATGATAATTCTAAGTATGAGGGTGCAATTACGATTTATATTAATCGTGAGTGGCATCATGACTTTGGTGGTTATTTCTTATATGAAGATGAAGGTGAATTGAAGGGAGTTGTGCCAGAAAGAAATATTGCAGTGTTGCAATATGGATCTGTGAATCATTGCACAACGCCAGTTAATTATGAAGGGGATTTGAGATTAACAATACAAGCATTTTTAGGAAAGAAGAATGAAGAAGGTACTCAAGTTTAAAGCATCCTGGTGCGCACCATGCAAGCACCTAACACAAATTTTAACTTCAGTTGCAACAGAGGTTGCGATTGAAGAAGTTGATATTGACCAGAATCCAACACTCACTCAGCAATACAAGATTCGTGGAGTACCAACAATGGTCATGCTCCAAGATGATGCTGAAGTAAAACGATTCACTGGTGTCAAGTCAAAAGAAGAATTAGAAAATTGGATTAATAACTAACAGAACAAGGAGCAGATGATGACAACTAGACTTCCAAGCATCTATCAAGATTTTATTCACATTTCTCGCTATGCAAGATTTAATGATGAACTAGGTCGCCGCGAGACATGGGATGAAACAGTAGATCGCTATATTCGATTCTTCCAAGAGAAGACAAATAACAACAAGAAAGTTCCTTGGGAAGAATTGCGTGAAGCCATTCTTGGCTTGGAAGTCATGCCATCAATGCGTTGCTTGATGACTGCTGGACCAGCACTCGAGAAAGATCAAGTTGCAGGATATAACTGCTCATATGTTGCAATTGATAATACAAAAGCATTCGACGAAATCATGTACATTCTTATGTGCGGAACAGGCGTTGGATTTTCTGTTGAGTCAAAGTATACCAACAAACTCCCAGAAGTTCCAGAAGAATTGCATGAGACAGACACAACAGTTGTTGTTGCCGACTCTAAGATTGGTTGGGCTTCAGCATATCGTGAAATCATTTCGCTTTTGTATTCTGGAAAGATTGCAAAATGGGATGTATCAAAAGTTCGCCCAGCGGGTGAGCGTCTAAAAGTATTTGGTGGTCGCGCATCTGGTCCAGAACCACTTGTCGATTTATTCAAGTTTACTCTCAATATTTTCACAAAGGCAAGGGGCAGGAAACTGTCGACCTTGGAGTGCCATGACATCGTATGCAAGATCGCGGATATTGTTGTTTGCGGTGGTGTTCGCCGTAGTGCTCTCATTTCTCTTACCGACCTCAACGATGACCACTTGCGCCACGCAAAGTCGGGAGATTGGTGGGCGCATAACGGACAAAGAGCGTTGGCAAACATTTCAGCGGTGTATGATAAACAGGTAGATATGGATACATTCATGAATGAATGGCATGCTCTCTATATGTCAAAGTCAGGTGAGAGAGGTATCTTCTCTCGTGCTGCATCACAGGCTGTTGCTGCGAAGAATGGTCGTCGTGATCCAAAGCATGAGTTTGGAACAAATCCTTGCTCTGAAATCATTTTGCGTCCATTTGAGTTCTGTAATCTTTCTGAGATTGTTGTTCGCGCCAATGATGATGTTGAGTCATTGAAGCGTAAGGCTCGTCTCGCTACAATCATTGGAACACTCCAATCAACACTTACAGACTTCCGCTACATCAATAAGAAGTGGAAGAATAACTGTGATGAGGAAAGACTACTTGGCGTTTCACTCACAGGTATTTGTGACAGCAAACTTCTAAATAAGCCGTCACAAAAACTCGCGGATGCATTGGATGCAATCCGTTTGCATTGTGTTGAAATCAATAAGGAATTCGCGGATGCTCTTGGTATTCCAGTCTCGGCTGCAATTACTTGCGTCAAACCTTCAGGCACTGTATCACAGTTGGTTGATTCCGCTTCAGGCATTCACCCACGCTATGCCCAATATTATATTCGTCGAGTTAGGGCTGATATGAAAGATCCACTTGCTCAGTTTATGATTGGCAAGGGATATAAGGCTGAAGAAGATTTTTATAGCAAGTCAAACTGGGTGTTCTCATTCCCAATGAAGGCACCAAAGAACTCTGTTACACGCAATGATATGACTGCAATTGAGCAGTTGGAATTGTGGAAGATCTATCAGGATCACTGGTGTGAACACAAACCTTCTATTACAGTTTATGTTGGTGATGATGAGTGGATGGAAGTTGGTGCATGGGTTTATAAGAACATTTCGATTCTTTCGGGTGTTTCTTTCCTCCCAAGAGACAACGGTTCATATCGTCAGGCACCATACGAAGAAATCGATGAAGAACTTCTTGGACTCCAAAATGTTGACATCAACTGGGTGGAGTTCATGGAGGAAACAGATACTACGACTTCAGCGAAGGAACTCGCTTGCTCTGCTGGAGTATGCGAAATTTAAAACAAAGGAGAAATAAATGAAGAAGTCAATTCTTGTTGGTTTAGTTGCTCTTGGTCTCGTTGCTTGTGGTGCTGCACCAGAAGCAGAGGTTGCTGCTGATAAGGCTGCAGAGGATGCTGCTGTTGCTGCTCCTGCTGAAGCAGTAGAAGCACCAGCCGCTGATGCTGCTGTTGTTGAAGCACCAGCCGCTGAAGTTGTTGACGCAGCACCAGTTGCTCAGTAATAAAAACTGAGCAATCAAGAAAGGGGACTTCGGTCCCCTTTTTTTTCTTTTAACTTTTTTACTATATAAACCTATGGCATATTTAAATGCAAACATACCGCCCATAGAATGCTATGTGCGAAGTAATTTTCTTCAGAACAGAGTGGAGTTCGATGAAGCGAAGGACACATATCTTCCCGTCCTTATATTCGGTGTGGCGTCGATACCGCATCGTGCCCCGCTTTTTCATTTCATTATGGAAGACGAAGGGCTTTGGTTCCGCATGCCAATCCACGCTTTCTGTCATAAGATTCCTGCGCCGATCGAAACGCTCTACAATTTAGTTCTTTGGGATTGTTTCAGTTCACATATTGCCGTGACTCAGTTTGACTTTTTAGTCAATAAGAGAATGCGCTATATAGATAGAGAAAAAAGATGGCATGATGGAACTTATTTGTTCACTCTTGATTGGTCTCAAGAAGATAAAAATATAACTGATCTTGGATTTAGTGAAGTTCCTGGTCAGCATAAATGTGGACATGTGATTAAATTGGATGATGGTAATTTTGCAATTCAGCCAAATAATCGCATTCGCGCATTTGAGCCGTCTTTTGTTACAAAGCCTGGACAAAATGTAATTGAAAGAAAACTTGGTACTCAAATGTGGTCTGTTGAGAACACATCAAAATGGGTTCTTTCAGACGATGATAGATATGATTACGAGGTAAAGCAAAATGCCAACAATTCAAGATGAATATGATTTTGGATTTACATTTTCAGAATCAGATGGTGGCGCATCAGTTCCACCGACTGCTTCAAATGAAGATCTAAAACTTCTACAAGACAAAGTTGATTCATTAATCAACACACAATCTCAACTTCTCGAAGAAAAGTATAAGTCAAAACTCAAAGAAGTTGAAGCCTTGATTCTTCCTTTGCTATACAACCTAATGAAAAATCCCGACAAGGCATATATTAAGTGGGAAGGAAGAGAAGCGGTCATTAAAAAGCAAATCGAAAAGATTACAGCAATCACGAGGGGTTGACATGCCAGATCTAAAACTAACATGCGATAATTGTGGTTCAGCATTCGCGTTATCATTCGAAGACGATGAAGTCAGTTATTCACCAACTCATTGCCCATTTTGCGGCGATTTTTATGATACGGAAAATGAAGAACTAGATTTCAATGACGATGCAGATCCATTCGATGACGATTCAACGCTAGATGAAGATCTGGGCGATGATGAAGAAAATGATCGTCGTTGGAATTGATTATAGTTTAACTTCTCCTTGCGTGTGCATTGCACGCGATAAAACATTCTCAAATTCATTCTTCTACTTTCTCAATGACCGTAAATATTGCTTCATGGGTTCTGACGATTCTTGCCGAATTTAAAAAAGAAGAAGTTGTAATTCTAATTGAAGACTATTCTTTTGGTTCTAAGGGAAAAGTTTTTAATTTAGCGGAGAACTGCGGTATACTAAAGTACATGCTCTACAAAAATGGATACAAGTTCTTTACTGTTCCACCAACTGTAGTTAAAAAGTACGCTACTGGAAAGGGTAACGCAACAAAAGAAAAGATGTACGAAGCATTTCTAAATGAAACCTTTATTGATTTGCATAGCATAATTTCACCAACAACAAAGTTGGGTTCGCCTACGACTGATATTGTTGACGCTTGGTACATAGCCAAATACATGATTGACAAAAAACACGAAAAGGAAAAGGTATGAAAAATATATTAGTGACTGGTGGTGCGGGTTTTGTTGGTAGTCACTTATGCGAAAAATTATTAAGTTTGGGGCATAAGGTTTATTGTGTCGATAACTTCTACACAGGTACAATGAAAAATGTGGAAGGTTTTATCAAACACCCAAATATTCGTTTTTATGAACACGATATTACCAGTTCTATGTTTCGTGACTTCTTTTCTACAAGAGCATTGGATGTAATTTATAATCTCGCATGTCCAGCATCGCCTGTACACTATCAGCGAGATCCAATTGGAACGATGATGACTTGCGTGCTCGGCTCATATCATGTGTTAGAAATTGCTCGTAAAACAAAGGCTCGTGTTGTCCAGGCTTCTACATCTGAGATTTATGGTGATCCAGAAGTTCATCCACAACCAGAATCATATTATGGTAATGTAAATCCAACTGGTCCACGAGCATGTTATGATGAAGGCAAAAGAGCAGCAGAGACTCTATTTTTTGATTACAGGAGAAAGCACGATGTCAACACTGGCGTATTCCGCATTTTCAACACTTACGGACCTCGAATGGCAAAGAACGATGGGCGAGTTGTCTCTAACTTTATTGTCGCTGCTCTTGCTGACGCGCCTCTAAATATATACGGCACAGGAGAACAAACAAGATCATTTTGTTATGTCGATGATCTTGTAGAAGGAATTATTAAGTTTGCAAACTCTTCAGAAATTGGACCAATCAATCTTGGCAATCCAGGAGAGTTTACTGTTGATGAACTTGCGACTATAATTATACAGAAAGTAAACAAGGGATATAAGCAGTTTATGGAACCAACTGCAGACGACCCTCAGCAACGCAAGCCTGTTATTGATTTAGCAAAAGAAAAGTTATATTGGCAACCAAAAATTGCGCTGTCGGAGGGATTGGATAAAACGATCGAATACTTCAGGAGTGTCTAATGACCGAACAAGAAATAGATGAGGTTGATGGTGCACTTTGGGGATTAACAATTGATGGTGAGACAATTGAGTGCGAGACAACGATCTACAAATTCAATGATAAGATCACACCGATGAATGAGGAAATTGGTTCTTACAAGTATCATATCCTAACATTCAAGCCTACAGATCTGACAACAGTAGAATTTATGAAGGCTCATATTGGTGATGTTCGTGAATTTATTGACAATCACGCGAAAGCAGGGTATAATGGAGTAATGGTCAAGGATGGCTGTATACCAAAGAAGACAATTAAAGATATAATTCGCGTTACATTTAGAAACTTTTCGTTGCCTAAAACTTCTCTTAAACCAATTTTAATGCAGGTGTGATATGATCTTTACAAAAGAAAATTTAATTGATATGCTTCGTAATAATATTGTCACTGTGACCTTTACAAAGGTGAATGGTGAGGAGCGTACAATGAAGTGCACTCTCATGTCTGAATATGTGCCGAATGCACCAACAAATAATGGTCAGGTGCTATTGCAAGAATCTGAGTCGAAAGCAGTTTCTGTATGGGATACGGAAATAAATGGTTGGCGTTCGTTTCGAGTTGATAGCGTCAAGTCGATTTCAATGGGATAAAATCCTAAATAACGAACCAGCCGCCCTACCTTTCGGTGTAAGGTTTGTCGCACAGCGATGGCTGTTTTTGTAAATGAGGAATCTAGGACGCATTGCGCAGTGCGTGACGATAGATAAACCGAGACTTTTTAATAGGAAATTATGAGAATATTATCTTTCAATGTGACACATGATAGTTCCGTGAGTGTTTTGAACGACGGACATCTTGAGTTCTTCTGTAAAGAGGAAAGAATCTCTCGAGTCAAGAGAGATAAAAATCCATTTAAATCACTTGAACTATATTCTAAATTGAATCTTGGTCCGATTGATCATATCGTTTATTCATCCCCGAGTGACAATCAAACAGACATTCGCGGATTCTTTCATACCTACACTAGAAAGAAATTCGATAAGGATGAATCATACCTAACTTACTCTCATCACATCTCGCATGCAATGCTTGCATTCACAAATAGTGGTTTCGAGCAAGCCATTGTTGTTGTGATTGATCGTGATGGCTCAGTCATTGTTATTAATGATGAATCAGTCGCTCGCGAGTCAGAGTCTGTATTTTTATTTTGTAAAGAACAAGGTTATAAAGCAGTTCAAAAATCATATTGGCTTTATAAAGATCTTTCTCGCAGACATCTAGTTCAAAACTATATTGAATCTCTTTATCCTGGCTGTAAAATTACCACCAACAATCCATACAGCATTGTTAAGGTTTACGAAGGCGCAACAACACTCATTGGTCAACATCCATTAGAAAATGGAAAGACCATGGGACT